TCCCCCACGGGGGTTAGACTAAGAGGTACAAATGCCAATTATCAATGAAAATCCAGACCCAAGCCTGGAACCAATCCGTAAAGAAGTTCAACAGTACGTCTTTTTAAAAGACGAAGTTACTGCTATGGAAAACCGTGTCGGTGTCCTTAGAAAAAGAATTTTGTCAGCCGTAGAAGATCTAGGCGAGGCAAATGACAAAGGAAGCATTGTTCTTCCTATCAACGATGAGGTATCAAATACAGCCAGCGTAATTAAACAGCGCCGTGTCTCTAAAGTATTTGATGAAGACAAAGCAAATAATCTACTCGCAGAAAAAGGCTTAGCCGACTCTTGCACAAAAACAATCACAGTACTTGACCAAGACGCTGTCATGGCTGCATACTATGATGGTAAGCTAACCGATGCAGATATCGAAACAATGTTCCCTGAGAAAGTCTCATGGGCCCTAATTTTGGAGAAGAACTAATGGCTAAGATGGCAGAACTACACGCAGAACTAACTGAACTACCTGACTCAGAAAAGGAAAAACAATCCAATGAGTGATATAAATGAATTAATCCACACTACTTCTGTTCATGCCTATAACAACGGCGTTAAAGAAGAGCGTGCCCGCATTAGAGTTCTTTTGGGCGACCTTGGTATGCTGCTGGAAAAAGAAGTTTCTGATGGCGATTCTTATTCGCTAGGGAAACACGATGCAGTTTGTGAAGTTATTGCGATACTTGAAAGTAAGACCAATTAACCAAGTAAACTCCGGTTTATTTAGCAGTGCTACAGACGACTGGGGTACACCTCAAGCTTTGTTTGATGATATTAACGCAGAGTTTGGATTTACCCTGGACGCCTGTGCCAGTGCTCATAACTTTAAAGTAGATAATTACTTTACTAAAGAAGACAATGCGCTAGTGCAAGACTGGCCAGGAATTGTATGGATGAACCCGCCCTATGGTAGAACTATAGGTAAATGGATGGAGAAAGCCTACAAAGAATCTCAATCTGGTAGTATAGTAGTATGTCTAGTACCCGCTAGAACAGATACTGCTTGGTGGCATGATTATGCCGTAAAAGGTGAAATACGTTTTTTACGTGGACGCCTTAAATTTGAACAGCCAGGATTTGTAAAAAATAATTCAGCACCATTTCCGAGTGCTATAGTCATCTTTCGAGGAGATACAAAATGAACGTAACCGTTTATACAAATAAAAACTGCGTACAGTGCGATGCAACGAAGCGTTGGCTAGAGCAGAACAAGATTAATTTTGAAACGGCACTTATCTCAGACTCTCCGGAAGTTGATGCGCTAATTAAAGAAAAGAATTTTCAAGCCGCTCCAGTAGTAGTAGCTGGCGAAATGTCATGGTCAGGGTTTAGACTAGAAAAGCTTAAGACAATTAAGAACATGATTTTTTCAGAGGACCGCAAGTGAGCGACCGTATTGAGCTAACTAAAAAAGATGTAATTGGATTTGCTATCATCTTGTTTCTTATGGTAGGCTCACTAGTCTACGGTTATTTTTTACTAAAGAAAGAAGCTCCGTCTAACTGCTGGTCTCAGTACGCAACTGAAGATGAGGCAATTATGCACTGCGAGAAACATAATGGCTGAAAAAGATTTTATTGACGACATGTTTGGTGAACTTGACGTTTACTATCCAGGTAGTAAGCGCAAGCGCAAAGAACCTGTTGAAAAACCGGTTGTCGATAACACTTGGGAAAAAGATTTTTTCCTAAAAACTTTGCCAAATGGTAGAGAGCTGCAAGTTTATACGATAGGCTCTTTAGCTAAAGCATTAAACCGTACAATTCCAACGCTAAGGCAATGGATGCAACGAGGAAAGCTTCCTCAGTCGCCGTACCGTTTACCGTCTAAAACAGACAAGAACGGTAAGGTAGCTGAGGGAAGGCGTCTTTATAGTAAGGCGATGGTAGAAATTACAGTCGAATTGTTTACAAAAGCTGGACTTTTGGACGCAGATCGTATAGACTGGGATACACACCGGAATTTTACTAGTAAGATAGCCGAGGCGTGGGAATCAATCCGCGCAGAAGAATCACAATCAAATTAATTAAGGAAAATAAATGCCAATCAACAATGCCCCAGATGCCGCTAGCTACCTTGCCGACGACATCGATGCCCGTCCATCACAGGCCACAGCAACATCATCAGTCCAATCAGGCTGGGATGCAGCTGGTAGCCTAAGCACCTCAAGTGACTTCCCAACAGAAGTTAAGTTTGAGGAAAACAAGCACCAGGTATTCAAGTTCTTAGATGAGAGCGGACCTTTTGCTATTTACAAGCAGCACTTCCTAAAGCAGAAGACAAGCGGTAAGCGCTCGTATGTCTGCATCGGTGCTAACTGCCCACTCTGTGTCAAGCTTGAAGACAGACCAGAGAACAAGCGCGCATTTACAGTTGTAACCCTAAACTCACCAGAGGGTATGCAGCGTCAGATGCTAATTTCAGGTGCACGCCTATACCAGGCCTTGCACGCCGCACACTACTCACCACAGGGTCCTTTGACTAAGGGATACTGGGCTGTTGTACGTATCGGTAAGGGTCCACAGACCAATTACACAGTAACTCCAATTAAGGAACGCGACCTTGATGAGGACTGGAACCTAGATGCAGCAGCAGCTGCAAAGGTTGTAGAAGCCTCAGAGGTTTACACTCGCGGTCTAATCAAAGAGCACTCATTCGAAGAGCTCGACGAAATCGCAGATTCTTTAATCTAGATTCGATAGTAGTGGGCGGGGATTTGACATCTCCGCCCATTACGCTATTGTGGAGTTATTATGAATATTATTACTACTGCCGAACAACTTGCCGAGATGGTAGATTACTACCTAACTCAAGATGCGTTTGCCTTTGACGTTGAAACCGTAGGCCCTCGCCGAGGTATGACCCCTGTGAACGAAGTCCTTTGGATTACGTTTGCTACCAATGGCCGATGTGACGTTATCCCCATGGGACACCCGCACGGTGACTTTATTGAAGAAGTTTTCCCACTGACTGGCCAGGGCGAAGTTCGCAAGGAAAAGGGATTGCCCCTTAGACCTAGCGACTACAGCCGTGACTCAAAGAAAGCTACTAAAGTTTTTGGGCCTGCACCAGAGCAGCTGTATCCAGCTGAGGTGTTCAAGGCCTTAGAGCCACTAATGTTTTCAGAAACTATCCTTACCATTGGACACAATCTAGTGTTTGACCTTACGTCAGTTGCAAAGTACTACGGCGGACGTGTTCCAGCTGGCCCTTACTTTGACACGATGATTGCATCATTTATTTCGGACAACCGCAATAAAAATAAATGCGGTCTTGCTGACTGCCTTAAGCGCGAGTTTGGCTATGAGATGGAAAAGGGCGTTGGTAAAGAGGTTGAGGTTTATGACTTCAACACTGTAGCCAAATACGCATATCTAGACTCAAAGTACACTTTCCTATTGTGGAAGTCACTTGTGCCAAAATTAGAAGCTGGTGACCTTAACCGCGTTTTCAGTTTAGAGATGGACGTTTTACGAGTCCTTTGTGACATGAAGCTAACCGGTGCCGTAATTGACACTGACTCACTAGAGCAGTTAAAGATTGACCTAGAGGCTAAGGTAGACGAGGCTCGTGGAAATATCTATAAAGCTGCGGGTCGTGAGTTTAATATCAACTCTAACCAGGAAAAGCAGGCTTTACTGTACGGCTCTAAAGAAGACGGTGGCCGTGGTCTAAAAGCTAAGGTATTAACTACTAAGGGTAATCAGAAAGATAAAGATGGTACAGAGCTATCTGCGTCCGATTACTCAGTATCAGCCGAGGCACTAGAGCCTTACCGCGACAAAGACCCATTAGTTACCGCACTGTTAGAGTACGCCGATTATAATAAGCTTCTTTCAACTTATGTAATCCCATATCTAGGCGGAGAGATTGAGCGTACAACTTCTGGAAAAACGCGTACAGAGACCAAGGACACCCTTTTAATTAATGGGCGACTACACGGTGACTTTGTGCAGCACGGGGCTGAGACAGGCCGTTTCTCAAGCCGTAACCCTAATCTGCAGAACGTACCGGCACCGCACACGCCACATGGTAAAGCTATCCGTAACTTGTTCGTAGCTCCTCCAGGTCACAAACTGGTTGTTGCGGACTACTCACAGATTGAGCCACGCGTTATTGCGTCTTTCTCAGAAGACCCAATTATGATGGACAACTACCTAGAGGGCAGAGATATCTATACGACCATCGGTGACACTATGGGCGTAGACCGTAAGGCAGGTAAGGTACTTGTTCTAGCCATGGCCTATGGTGTTGGACCAGACAAGATTGCTTCATCTATCGGGTGTACTAAGACCGAAGCTAAAAACCTATTAGATCGTTTTGCTAAGGAGTTTCCTGCAATTTCTGCTTATCGTTCTAAAGTTATTTCAGCTACTCGTGCAGGTAAGCCCGTAGCGCACATTAAAACCCTTACAGGACGCCGTCGCTACTTGCCAGAGATTATGTCAAGAGATAACGGAACTCGCGCCCAGGCCGAACGTCAGGCGTTTAATACTAAGATTCAGGGCAGTGCTGCAGACATCATTAAGATTGCTATGGTGCGGGCCTGGTCAATGATTCCAAAAGAAGCACGTCTAATCCTTACAGTTCACGATGAACTTGTATTGACTACTCCTGCTGAACTAGCGGATGAAACCGCAGAAATCCTGCGTCAAGCAATGGAGGATATTCAAGTCCTAAAAGTACCATTGATTGCAGATATCAAGATAGTTGATAGATGGGGAGAAGCAAAGTGAACGGCGACGAAAACGGCGGAAAAGAAATACATCAAGTACCAGTATCTACTTTGTACAGATGGTATTTGTATGACATTATCGGTGATGATGCCGATAAACATGTTGACATATTTAGCCTGTCCCACGTAAGTATTGAAGGACATGAAAAAGAATTGGAAGATTCAGAGCTTAGAATTTTAGAGATTGAGCCTCTATTTCCATTCCTTAGTTTGTATGCAGGCATGAACGCAGAGTACTCATACGAAGTACACAAAGCACAAATGATGAAGATTCCGGGAATCTCAGAATCTATGATAGAATCAAGCTCCGATAACTTAAAAGAGTTTTATAGCAACCTGGCTTTTAATGCATTAACTGCTGCATTAGCTTCTGCTGTTAGCCTTAAACTAGTTGAGTTACGCGGACTTTTTACAGGAATAAAGGAGCAAGAAGATGAATAACAATTCATGGTGGGCAGATAAACTTGGTGTACCAAGACAGACTCAATCACAACCAAGATTGCCGGAGCAACAGGTTCCGGTAGTAAACCCAGGAGTAACCCCACAGTACCCTGGATACACCCCTAATCAGGGTTATCCGCCAGTAACACAGCAGCCTCCTTATAACCCAGAACTGGCAGGACATATGTTGCCAGCCAGTGCTATGAATCCAGGCCGTTGTCCTAACTGTTCCAGCGGCAATTATGGAAAGATGACACCAGAGACAGCCCCTCGATGCTATGACTGCGGTTATCCTATTCAACAGTCAGGCTCAGGTATGCCAGGAGTTAGAGTACCTACTAATGGAAACACTGCAGCCGCTAAACAAATCAGTACAGCAAATAATTTCAACCCCGGCACAATTGTAGATAGGATTGGCTAATGTCACTTCAAAAAGTTCTAGCACAAATCAATAAGAAGTATGGCGAAAACACCGTTGTACTAGCATCAGACGTAGCTGCACCAACTCGTTTCACATCAGGCTCATTGTCGCTAGATATGATTTTGGGTGGCGGTTGGCCAACTAACCAGTGGCACGAGATTATCGGTGAGGCAAGCAATGGTAAAACCGCATTAGCACTTAAGACCATTGCTGCTAACCAAAAGCGTGACCCTAATTTTACAACTATTTGGATTGCCGCTGAACAGTGGGTACCAGAGTACGCGGAGATGTGTGGCGTAGACCAGACACGCGTCCACGTATTTACCAGCAACGTCATGGAAACAGCCCTTACAGCGGTCCTAGAGTTCATTGAGACCAAAGAAGTAGACTGTGTGGTAATTGACTCACTTCCAGCCCTTGTGCCTTCAGCAGAAGACGAGAAAGAGATGGATGAGTTTACCGTTGGCCGTGGCGCAATGCTTATGGGTAAGTTTTTCCGCAAGATGGAAAAAGCTGGAAAGCGTGACCTACTGGGGGGTGAACGTCCTTTCATCGG